GTTGCGTCTCTAGACCAATCAACCATTTCACCGTTTTTCTTTGTTGGCCAAGTGACGTGCTTTAGGTCATGTTCCGACATGTACTTGAAGACCTGTTCTTTTCCGCTCATGCCTGCGATTGATGTTTTTTTCATCTTTATTCCGCAGAGCTTTCGAGCGGACGACGAGGCGATGTACTCAGGATCTACTTTAAATATTTCACGAGAGATGTACGACACGATGCCGTTGAACCTCATGAGCGTCGTGATGGTCGCAGCAGAAGACATTCCAGTCCGAAATCCCATCAACGGCTCTTCTAGAAAAACTCTAATTTTACCTTCAAATCTCTTTCTCAAAGAATCGAATTCAGCTGCTACAAGATCAGATTTCTCCCACAGCGTCTTGCACTTCTTAAATTCTATTCGATCTAAGTATAAAATGTGGGAGCCTTTAGAATCAGGCATTAGGTCAGGATTCAACAGACACACCCCCGTGACTGAGGTAGAAACGTCGAGTCCAAGTATCAAGTCTCCCACAGCATTCTATTTTTCAACAAGATTGAAGCATGTAAATTCGATTAAATCAAGCCCATATTCTTTAATTCAATTTCTGTAAGTATTTCATAAGTGGCACCGTTGCTGGCGCACCATGCATGCGCCGCGAGCGCCTTCTTCTTAACGCTGGCTTGTTCCAGTTTTCTCTTCTGCTTGATCTCAATTAATCGCCGAGAACCATCTTTAAACTCGACATAAAAATCAGGATAGTACTTTCGAATCTTCTTGGTCCTCTGATTGGACACGTATTCTATCACTGTCTTTTCGTAAGACCAGCAAGACACATCTGGGTGAGCGTCGAGGTACAGCATGTACTTCTGTTCCCATGAAGATCTAAACTTGCAATCACCTGCTATGGGTGAAACATGCAGACCCCGTCGATACCGGCCGGTCTTCTTTTTCTTTCTCTTCTTCATCAGAAATCTATTGCAAACTTAAATAAAATTTTGTCACTGTGCCGCTTGATCACGGGTTGCGCTAATTTAACTTTTGCGACAACGTTCATATTTTCATCGTGCAAATTTATTCCAGAGATGTAAATAAATTTATTATCGTCTATAATATCACCAGAAGCTTTAATATTAGATTGCTCAAGACCAAAAGTTGGATTTGAAGAAGAATTAAGTTGTGCTGACCCTGCTAAGATCTCGTACTTTGTTGAATAAATATTGCTGACCCCCTTAAAAGTCATCTCGTATTGTTGCTTTCCAAAGAAGAACAAGTGAGGATTTTTTATGAGAACTATACCCTCATCATAAAAAATATTTCCGACACAATTCTGCGTAGAATGCTTAGATAATGAGTCAGATCTATACAGACCTCCGAGACCGTCATCTTTCAGCGTAATCTTGACAGTTCCGAAAGAACCTGATATTGCCGAGTCAGATAAAGTAAAACTGCCAGGTAGAATTCTTTTACCGTAGTACAGGTTACTGATATTGAAAAAAGTTACTTGATTTGAAGATGCATCTCTCAGAGTATCAAATATTGGCAAAGGCAAGTCTTTAAAGACACCCCTGTTGACAGCACTATCTGATGTAGATCCATTGAGCTCTTTATCAGATTTACTATAAAAATTTTGAAGCTTAAGTCCGACATCTGCGCTTGAATCGTCTGGTGTGGGCCCATAAAGCTGTTTTACAAACCCTGAAAAATTGGATGAATTCGGATTGGAATTATTTAATATTGTAGAAGACGTCATGACAAGATCTTCTAATAAAATTGAGCTTAAATCAATCGGTCTTCCTGGCGCGGTTCTATACTTGTCTTTGTATCTTTCAGGCTTTAAGATTTCAAAATTAGGTTCAAACTTTCCGTCGTCACAAGGGAGAATAGTTAAATTTCTCTTAGCAACATTCGACTGCTGGTATAAAACATTGTTTGCAATTACAGAATTTGCGATGGTTTGTGCTGATGCCGAAAGATTTAAAAGACGCGGATACTGCACATTTGTAAAATCTCTAACAAAATTTTCAACATTGATGTAGTGGCCATTCGTGCCAAATGCCATAGCAACATTAAACGGATCGTCTGTAGTGCCGCTGATCGTATGAAATGGAGTCTGCAATACACCACCTTGTGTAATTTTGTGTTTTCTTCTTATGGCAGACTCTTGCACAAAAAATGGCGGCAGATAAAAAGCAAATTTTCTTGTGTTAGTGGCGGCGAGGCCAGGTCCGAAAGATCCTGATGCTGCTATTTCACTATCTTCAACATAAGATCTCTTGATAATTAAATTGTGCAGCTCTGCTTTAAGAGGATGATTAAAAGCAAAATTAGATGGTTGGTCTAGAGAAGACTGCGTTGCAGAAAGCAAAGGTGTAACACCATTGGCTCTAGCTATATCATAAGAAAAAAATCTATTTAATGATGAATCACCTGAGTTGATACCTTCATAAAAATTTCCAATACAAAGCGCGTCTGGATTACTTTTGGCGCTAGTAACCTTTGAATTTATAGTGCCAGAAGGCACTACAAAATAACCTTTTTCTGCACCGTTGATAACAAATGACCCAGTGCCATCATTGATTGAATTTGTGCCCCATCTCACAACAACATGGTGCCAGTTGTTGTGTTTTAAAGAATTGTCGTCTGATAAGAATATTAAATCACTTGGATAAGATCCTGCATTCGCTTGAGAAGGAAGTATATCTGCGCTATGACTCAACTGAAGCTGCAGCCTGAAAGCATTGGTCTTGCCTGTCGGATCTTTAGATGATCCAGTAACAAGCGACAAAGCGTAGCTAGACGATAGATGAAATATAGTTCCGGCTTTAAAATGACCCGCATCTAAACCATCAGTTTGATACCTAGGGTTGACGTAAAACTCAAATGAAAATGCGCCTGACAAGCAGTAAGTCCCAGAAACATGGTCAGTTTGTTTGGGTAGAGAATTATCCATCACATTTGGATATAAAAGAACAGACGCCGTTGGAATCTGCTGCGATGTTTTAGACACAGTAAAAAAATTTAAAGCGTGGTAATTGTTGTAAGACCAACTTGAGTTTGGATATTGAGTTGTATAAAATGGCATCAATACATTTTTTATAGTATTTTTTGCCATCGTGTAGCGTCCAATCGGCGCAGCGTCAGTGTAACCGTCTAAGGGAGAAAATCTCTCGATCGACGACGTATGATTCGTTTTAAGAGAAGCACTGCTTACGAGATCAAAATAACTATTTAAATCCGCTGAAGCATTTTTACTTCCCAATCTTATTTGTCTAACGCCACTATTTATGGTATCAAAAGCATTTAAAAAATTGCTGTCTTTGTAAGTTCCCGCGAGAATAGTATCGTCTGTGCTTTTTTGATTGACTTCAGAAAACCTTGGGTACAGTCTGATAGAACCTGTCACTCTCTGACCGTAAGAACCCGAAGCGAACGTGTATGTCCTGCGAGGGGTCGTTACTATCGTAAAGTGCTCTACGTCATCTTTGGTAACGGGTATTATTGCCATAGCTTAACTTGCACATCACATCAGAAGTCAAGTCTAACACGGAAAGTTAGGTCTCTGCCTGCACTCTTCTCGACAGGTCTGCTTAGTTTAGCAACAGCTAATAAACCGCCAGTGGCGTCATACAGACCTATCGTTGTAACATAAGCAAATGTTTCTTGGACTTCGTCTGGTAGTGCTGGGTCGTATATAACGATTCTGCCTGCATTTGTAGTGCCTTCAGCTTCAACATATGTGGGATTTGAAGAGTAGTTAAAGTCGTCGGGTAGTGCTCTGCAGAATATTAAAGACGAATTGATGTTAGTGATATTTTGAAAAGTTATTGCAGTGTTTGAAGAGCTACCAAACCTAGCGAAACAAAAGTGGTCAATTATGTTGTCTATGCTAGCAGAAGTCATTAGATCAGGTACCAGTTTTGCTGAACTAGAAGTTTCAGTTCCTACTCCGCCAAGAACAAGTTGCCCTGTTGACGTCATCGCGTCGATTGTTCCCGACATAAATTGCGTGCCTGACGTGATTTTTTGAATATCAAGAACAGCTATTCCATGATCGTAATAGAGTTTACCGACTGCCTGCGTTGTATTGGAAGCATCAACAAGATAACCAAACTGTCCACCAATGCTGAAGAATTTTTGGTCAGCCGCTCCGACATCAGTGAATATTGCAGAACCGCTG